GGGTGTTTGATGGTGAATTACTTGTGTTAGGTGATGATGGCAATCCGTTAGATAGAAAAACAGGCAATGGTATTCTTAACAAAGCAGTAAAAGGCACAATAACTCCTGAAGATGCTAAACGTGTTAGAATGGTTGTTTGGGATATGATCAAAGGCGATGGCTTTGCTAAAGGCGAAGATAATAGATTTAATTATAATCTTAGATTTAAAAGTTTGCATCAATACCTTACAGGTTTTACTCAAGGTTGGATTGCTGGTATGGCACAATGTGGCGAAACTATACAACCTAAAATGCAATTAGTAGTTACTAGACAAGTTGCTAACTACGAAGAAGCTAATACATGGGCTCAAGAAGTTATGAAGCAAGGACATGAAGGTATTATACTTAAATCAACTGCTGGTACATACGAAAGTAAACGAGTTAGTCATCAAATTAAAATTAAAGCAGAACTAGAAGCTGACTTAGTTGTTACAGATTGGATAGAAGGTACAGGACGTAATGAAGGAAGACTAGGAGCATTAACTGTCGAAAGTGCAGACGGTGCAGTAGTTGTTAATGTAGGTAGTGGCTTTAGTGACGAGCTTAGAGATGAAATTACTAAAGACAATATATTAGGTAGCATAATTACAGTTAGATACAACGAAATAATACAAGACAAAAACAGTTCAACAAAAAGTTTATTCTTGCCTCGTTTCTTAGAAGTAAGATTAGATAAAGATAAGGCAGATATACTATGACAGTTTTTACATGGCTATTATTTGGTTTAGTTATTAAACATGCTTGGGTAGATTTATATCTTCAAGCAACACGACCTCCTGCAAATAAGATAATATATTTAAATGGATTTAGACATTATTTTGATCACGGCACATATACTGCTTTAGTGTTTATGTTATGTTTTGGTGTTGATGAATGGAAAGTTGCACTAGCATTAGGTGTGTTTGATTTGTTTATACACAGTATGATAGATTTTCCTAAAGCTAACTTAATGAATAAGTTAGGTTGGCATAGAAACGAACAACGTTTTTGGAAAGTACAAGCATTAGATCAAGCCCTACATTTTACAACATATATGATCATTGTAATTACTGCAAGTAATTATTACGGTGCAGGTTAAAGGATTTTTCGCCAAATGCCGTCCCTCCTACATTGCACGATCCACATGCAGGTCCTTTACGTATACCTTGGCTTAGCTGGCGTCTTATATTAACTATAGGTTCACTTAACCATATATCACTTAAATTAGTTTCATTTATGTTGCCAAAAGCACCACTGGCACGTTGCCAGTCATTACAACATAATACTAAGTCACCATTCCAGTCAATCATAGTTTTATAAAAAGGCAAGTAGCACTTATTTTGTAATGCTTCCGCTTCAGCTGAATTACCGGCTCTATTATTAAAGTTGTATTCAGTTATAAGTTCATTTTTATCTTTATTAGGATCATCATAATGATTGCGTATACGCCAACGATCCTCTGGGTAGTGTCGCATCATATGTACAAACCTATCATATTGCTCTAGCCCATCATAACTGTCTATTGTAACTCTACTAATACCACATGCGAATAGTTTGTTTATTAAACTCTGATCTGCTTCTAATCTATCTCCATTAGTTGTTATTTCTATATGGTGACACCAATTTTGTGCAATACTAATTAAAAGTTCAAATATTTCTGGGTGTGTTAATGGCTCGCCAAATCCTGTAATATGTATTTCACCATCAAATTCAGCTTCGCTTAATTGCTTACCTATTTCCATACCAGTTGTAGTACTCATAAACAATTTTTGATTAGCATATACATCAGGATCGCTACGAGGGCAAAAGCTACAAGTTCTATTACATAATTCACTAATGTTTATTTCAACAGTTCGTAGACCAGGTAATGCTGGATTGGATACCCAACCAGACTCTGCTCGTTCTGCTCTATCTGCTAGGTGTTCGTTACTGTTAAACTTTTTGTCTTGCTCTGCTTGTAACGATCGATGCGTATCGAGTAATGTCATGATCATAGACGTGGTCAAATATTTCTCCTTTTCGCCATGCTCTTAACATACCACGTAACTTATCCCAAAACCTGCGTACAGGGTTTGTGCCTAAGCCTGTGTGTATTGTTTTCTTATAGCTTATATAATATAATTTACCAACGTGGTCATACATTATAGGGCCTGGAACCGCAGTTACTATATCATTATTATTTACAAATCTATAACAGTTGTAATCTTTATCGAAATGATGTGCAAATGTTCTATTACCTACTCTAGGTGATCCAAATGTATATGTAGCTTCTGGTTTTTGTTCTAGTCTAGTAGTTACCACAGTTGCCATGGCCGCTCCTAATGAATGTCCAGTAACATATATCTTTTTACCTTCGTGTTTGTTAACAAACTTTTCAATTTGATCCATTATTTTTAATACTTCGTCTTTAAAACCTGCATGTACTCTGCCTTTGTATTTGCTACTGCTTTTCCATGCTTTTAAATCAGCTACAACATCTGATTTTTCTTTGGGTTCTGTTCCACGTAGTGCAATAACAATATGATCTTCTTTTGCTAGTCCATAACCTTGAGCACCATCTTTATCAAAAAACTTACATTCTTTGTAGCCGGCTTCTTTGGCTATTTTTCTACCTGTTAATGGTTGCTGATATGCAAATGCTGAACACCATGCTAAATGTGATGCATTGCCCCAACTAAAACCGCCTATATGATTTTCTAAACTACCCTCTAACATAGTCATTCCTTATAATTTTTTCTTTACAATATACCCAACTCTCTGGTCGGTCTTCACTTATTACATTCATGTATATACTTTTACTATCTTTTATAGTAACCGGATAACTGCAAATTGATCTAAAATATGAGTTCTCCAAATAACCCAACATAATTTGATGTTCAGTTTCAGACTGCCAGTCTAGTTTATGTTGTTTAAGATATGCATCTATGTTTGCAAATATATCTGTTCCTATTGAACGTTTAAACGTTTGTAAATTACTTCCCATCCATGAATCGGGTGTTATGTGAATAGAACCACACGGTCCAACCGGGCCACCGAGAACATAATTATAACCTTGCACATAAATTTTATTGTTCCATTTGTTAAAGTCGTTACCAAACTTGAATTCAACTATGTCTATATCAGTTCTTGTAATTACAATAAAATTTTCTGTATGATCTATTTTGTTTATAGCAAGATGTCTAGATATAGGTTGCTTCAACCATGACCATAAATTGTGTTTGTCATCAATTGAATTTGCTTGATAAATTTCTTCCAGTATTTCTAGTCTATCCTGGTGGTTAGTCCAACGAAACTGTACATCAACATCAATATGTTCGCTCCATTTTGCTGTAATCTTTTCTTCAATATCTGGATCATCGGGTTTGATTGTGCAATACACAATCTGTGATACATGTTCAAAATTGACTGCATGATTGTCTATTGTATCCAGTATCATACGTGGCAACCCTTGATATATAACTGAGATGAAGCCCTCTGACATTATTTCCCCTTTAGTTTATTAATTTCTTCTTTGTTCTCAGCAATCTTATCATTTTGTGAACTATCTATCATGCCTTGTAACTTTAAGGCCTTTTCAGCATCGGTGTCTAAATGTAAATCTTTGTTAATAACTTTTTCTAATTTTAACATTGGTATTCTTTCGTTGGGCACATAACGCCATGTGTAACCACGTGGCCCATATACACCAAACACTGATTCAGACAAACCAATTTTAACTATTATAGCATCTTCGCCATCTAATACCACTGAGTCACCTTCATTGAATGACTTGTTCATTTTAAACATCATACCTTTTGCAATTTTTGTTGCAAAATCCTTAAACCATAAAGTGATAACTAATATTAGTAGAGCACTAATAAAAGGCATTATCAAATTGGTTATTTCCATTCCTACTTGGTCGGGTGTCATATAATTACTCTCCACTCTAATAATATACGTATTTACCGGAAACCTAGTTAGGATACCACTATATGCAAGACTTTAATACTACTGAAAAACTTATGTTAAGGATATTTCACGAACTATTTGGAGAACGTGATTTTAAAACACTTACGACTATTGATAAGACAAGACTTGCAGGCCACATTAAAGTTTTAATGAAAAACACTTTAACTGATAATCAGTTAATGCAGTATATAACAAATAATTGGAAAACAGATTGGAAATTATTTTGTGGAGAAATGATGGTACATACTTCTTACCAAATAGATAAAGTATGTCCTATAGAAACTGTAGTAATAGCAGGATTGCCTGGAACTGGTGTAGAATTTTTACAACGATATACACATAACATTGCAAATGGATTAGGTCCTAAAGCAGATGGTTTTAAGCCTATTAATAAAACAGATGAAGATTTATATAATATACAACAATTAATACATAAACCTAAATTTGATTTTGGAAAAAGTTATGACTTAATTGAAAAATATAAAGAAAAGAATGACTTACGAACAGTTGTACTAAGCATTAACAAATGGAACAACCATATACTAAACTGGTTAGGTTATTTTAAAGATATGAGTGTGCTAAAACTATTGCCAGTAAATCATGTAGGTAAACACTTAGCATCTAGAATGCAACATAGAATACTAGAAACGTATGCATTAGATGATCCTAGAAATGTAAAAATTGCACAAACTGTGCAAGGCGAGTTTAAAACAAGTATGTTTAATAGTTGGTATAGCAAGAACATTATACACGATATGTCATTAGTAAATAATAAGGCAGATAATACATATCATCATTGGTTTAGTACAGACACATTCCATCCGTCTGAAGTGTTAATGTTAGAACATATAAAAACAAATGATGGACTTTTTGCAAATGGCTATTCACAGTTTTTACAAGAAGTACCAGGTGTAGATCAAAAACGTAAAAAAGAATATGCCGATGAAATGGTTAACTTATGGAGTAGAACATTAAAAAATGAATTTAATGAGTTTAATAGGTGATGTAGACATACATCGCGATCAAATAGTAAAAACATTAGAACCTACTAATATAGTGCATAATTTATTTGATGCAGATGATTTAGAATGGCTAGAGGATTTTGGCCGCACACAAACTCCAAATAGTAGAAGAAATGATAACGGAACAGTCTTTACATCTGGCAACTTTCGTAGTATAATAAGTCGTTATAAACGGAAACTAGAAAAAGTATTACCAGGTTGTTCAGAAACACCTGATATAGATGGAAACTTTTTTATAACGCCACATCAATATGGTTTACACAACGATAGTATACCAAAATGGCGTTGGGAAGAAAATGGAGCGATAAACGGAGAATATTATCCATGGCGTAATATACTAATACCATTATGGCAAGCACCTGCTAAAGCAGATAGTCAAATACTATTTTTTAAGCAACGTGATGTTGATTGGGCAAAAGTATATAAACATAATAACGAAGATGATGTTGCTACAACATATCCTGTGTGTAGGAACTATGCTGAAATAGATACGTTTTATGATGCAGATGGTACACACATGCCGTGGCAAGATAAAACAATGGAGCCTGCCGAATACATGCTTCACTTTGATGAAAACATAGATAGATTTAGAGGACTAGAAGTAGAAATAATGTTTGATTGGATCCCAGGAATGGCGTTTGCATTTGATAGTTGGCAATTACATACAACAAACAAAGGCAACCCTCCGTGGCATCAAAAATCAGGATTATTGTTATGCTTCTTTAAAAAAATATGACAAAAACAAAACATGTAAATCGTTTATTACACGAACAAATAAATTTAAAAATAGACTTGCCTAAACTTACAAGTCAATGGAAAGATTTAGAACCTAGGCTTAGAGCTTATCATTGGTTTGGATATGAAAGCAGACACAGTAGTCAAGTAGCAGTACAAAGTGGACCATTGGATACAAACGAATATACTAGTAGTTGTGGTAGACAACAATTAAAAGACACACCATATAAAAGTTCAGATTGGAATGTAGTTAATGCATTGTTTAAAGATACTGAATTTGAAAAGTTGTGTAATGAATATGATTGTTATAAAATGCGTGTAATGCGTTTATGGCCTAAAAGTATGTATAGTGTGCATATTGATAAGTCTCCACGTTTTCATATTGTACTAAGAACAAATCCAGGTTCATTTATGTTTTGGCCAGACTGGAGAAGTCATTTACACATGCCACAATCAACTGCTTGGTATACTAACACTTGTCCGCGACATACAGCTTGTAACTCTGGCGAAGAATACAGAGATCATATTGTGTTTTGTTCAGACAAATTGTTGGCTTCATACGAAGGCACTTATGAAAGGCTACCTAAAGACACACCTAGGGGAGTGTTATAATGGACAATGAATATATGTTACAGTTGGTAATGGTTTTAATTGTATCACAGATGTGTTTAATAGCAATGGGTGTTACTCAATGACGGTTTTGGTTATAGGACACACCAGAGGAATAGGACAACAACTTTTAAAAGTGTTTACCGCGGACCAAGATGCGATAGGCTGTTCAAGAGCCACAGGACATGATATTACTCGTTCATCAGACAGAAGAAAAGTGCTGGAAATAGCACGTGGGTTTGATACTATTATATTAAATGCTTTTAGTGATGAAGTTAAAGATGCACAACATGATATGCTTTGTGAATTGTACAATGCATTTGAAAGTAAATTAAAAACAATAGTTGTTATCAGTAGCAACTCTGCTGATACTTGGAAGAAAAAATTACGTAAGTATCCAAGTTATAAAATGCAGATAGACCATACATGCAGACAGTTAGCACATTTAAATGCACCATGCAGAGTAATAAACATACGTCCTGGATATACAGCAACAGATAGAATACCCAAAGAAAAACATGTGTCAGCAATGAGCCCTAACAGTTTAGCACTAGCTATACGCAGAATAATAGAATTACCAAGTGATATAAGACCCACTGAAGTAACATTACAACCGGAAATACACCATGGAAGAGACCACAACTAAAATACCTGAATTCCGTACTAAGGAAGATATAGATTTTATGAAGTCTATGTACAGGGCACCTAAACAATATAAAAATCATATAACGGAGAAACAACATGCTCAACTTATGGACTTATGGGCTAATCATAAAGATGAACAACAGTTTGAAGCCGGCGGTGGTGCTAGCCTACGTTTTCCTTACGAATGGGAACAGTTGGATCCTATTATCGGAGATACTATCAGAGATCTCGTTGGGCATGATGGTTGGCGTTTTATAAGTGGTAGACTATATCACATACATGGACAAAAGGTTTGGGATAGAATACATACAGATAATTGGAACATGGTTAAAACACAAGGTGTAAAAGCACCTAACAACAAAGGCGACAAACTGTTAAATTGGTTAACAGAACATCCTCAACATGTATACAAACCTTACATGACATACGTTTTTCCACTTGACTTTTCACACGAAGCTAGTACAGTAGTATTTGATCAATCCTATTGGGGTGTCGAAAGCATTTACTATAATGGACATAAAGATCGTGTACACAAATATATTGAAAGAATAGATCCAGGATATCACATAAATGAAGATACATATAACAAATACCTTAGACATATTCCTAAGGATATCCTTGAAGGATTTACAGTAAAGGAATTATATGATTGGCAACCACAAGGTGTTATTAGTTGGGTATCACCACAAATACATGTCGCAGGTGCTATGGATTTAGGGTGGACCAAAACTGGCGTAACAGTTTGGATCGCACACAAGGAGTAATAATGACAAATTGGAATAAAAATGCATTGGATTACGGAATATCCAAAGAAACATCTGGAGCACCAGATTTATTTCAAAAAGTAGATTTTATATCACATGCAGGTTTACCATTAAAGTGGAAAATAGAATGTGATGCAATTAAACCACAAGAATGGGATTGTTTTGCAACAATGATTATGGATTACCAAACAGAACCATTCAGTAAAGTTGTAGGTATACCAAGAGGCGGTTTACCATTACAATATGCACTTGAGCAACATGTTACAGAAGGAGACCATCCTTGGTTAGTATGTGATGATGTGTATACAACAGGTACAAGTTTTAGAGAATTTTGTACGCAAAAAGAAACAATGTTTGCGTATAAATGGTGCGTATTTGCACGTAAACCCATAAACCCGAATGATGATGTAAAAGCGTTATTCACAATGCCGGAGAAAAGTAATGAGTCATAGTGTAGAAGAGTTCTATAAAAAATGTGGAGTACTGCATGAAAAAGCAATAGCATTGCATCGTGAAAGATACAAAATAAGTGGATCATACGACGAAGCACAATGTAAACACATGGTATCAGATATAAGAGCAATAGCACAGGATATTATCCATGGGCCAGTAGATTTTGATATCGACTTTGGAAAAAATGATATACAAGAAGATCCAAACACTCGAGTTTGAGCTTAGTAGTTCCTGTAATGCTTATTGTAGTGTATGTCCACGTTATATAGAACATAATGGTGGTTTATACGAAAATCCTAATGCTGATTTAAATTCACATTTAACAGTAGATATGGTAAAGGATATTATGACAGGGTTTCCTTTAGATGAAACAGTACAAATAGATTGTATAGGTACTGTAGGAGATCCATTAGCAAATAAAGATATTGTAGAAATAATTGCAACAATAGTAGAACATGCACCAAACTGTTCTATGCAAATACATACAAATGGAAGTCTACGTAACACAAAAACATTTAAACAATTAGCAGAACTTATGCCATTTATTAAAAAACGTAAAATAGTTTTTAGCATAGACGGATTAAAGGATACTAATCATTTATATAGAAAAAATGTAGATTTTAACAAAGTAGTAGATAATGCTATGGCATTTATAGAAGCTGGTGGTAATGCACAATGGAAAATGATAGAATTTACACATAATAAACATCAAATACAACTTGCAGAGAAATTAGCTAAAGTACTTAAATTTAAAAGATTCTTAACAACAGAGAATCAATCACCAGATGAAATGATAGATAGAAACATTGTTAATGGAGAAAATATACTTAAAATTTATAAGCGACCTCCAACAATAGAAGATGGTTGGAAAGATGATGAACCTGTAGAAGAAATACCAAATGATATAATTATGGAACCTCAATGCGAACTAGGACAATACGTACACATAAGAGGTGACGGTTTAGTATTTCCTTGTTGTATGACAGCAGGAAATTATTATAATCCAACTAAGTGGGTTAGAGAAGATGTAATGTCTTTAATGGGCTTGCCAGCTGATTGGAATAACTTACATAAAAGAAGTTTTTCTGAAATAATGAATTCAGCTGAATGGAACAATGTTAAAGGCAATTATGATAGTGATAAGCCGTGTTGGACTTGTACAGATAATTGTGCAATAGATAGTTCACAACGTAACAAAGCTAATCACATAAGGCAGTAAGGAAAGAAAATGATAAACGATATAGTAAAATGGTTAGTAGGTGGCAGTAGTGTTACACTTGCTATCGTATATACAATAGGACATATGATAATAGCAATCGTGTGTGTTATGGTTATAACAGGAGCAAGTTTAGAACTTGCAACAATAGATGCAATAGTAGAACCACTCATTAATGGTGTTTGGTTTTATGTACTGCATGAAACATGGAAAAATTATGCTAAAACATCTTAGACAATATATAGGATTATATCTAACGGCAGTATTGTTGCCGTTTATGTTTGGTTATGGAGTAAGCGAAGAACACCCTATATGGGTTTGGTGGATAGCATTTGGTCTTGTAATATTAAAAACTCCACCTTACAGTATTAGTGATCGTTTTTGGGGAGCATATACAAGATTATTAGAATGGGTATTAGGACCATTGGTAAACAGAATAAAGAAATTGCCTTGGTGGGCTAGAGGCATATTTGCATTAGTTGTACTTTACTGTACTGAAACATACGTTTTATCACCACTGGGTTATACAATGTTACCTTGGCGTATGGATTTTAGTTGACGTTTGTGGTATTTTATGTTATAAATATATTGTTGGCGTTGAAGCAACGTGAACACGAGCTGGACCCGGGGGCGGTACCCGGCGGCTCCACCAAAACACATTAGGAGAAGATAATGGAATTTTTACTTTGGCACGGACTAGTAGTAGTTACAGTAATTGGATTAAGTTTTACAGCAGGTTATTATACTGCATTAAAAGTTAAAGAAACAAACAAAGAGTAGTGTGTTTTAATGGGGCCGAACTAGGATCGACAGGCGAACTAGCGAAGTGGAGTCAACCGGATGACTGCGTTATTGGTCAAACTTAATAAATGCAAACGATAATTTTGCACCTTCAGATTACGCCTTAGCGGCATAATGCTGACGGGCTGGTCACTTGCCTCGGAACAGAAAAGTGACACCTTACAACTAACAATAGGATATAAATGCTTCACGAATATGGAACTTTAAAAGAATGTGTACTTGCAGACTTTTATACACCTGACTTTTGGGACGACTGGTTTCATTTAGAAGATGCCGGCGTTAATACTATACGTGATATATTTAAACGTATAAGCGAAGAAGTATTAGAAGATTTAGCAAGTATAGAAAAAACATTAAACCAACAGGGTATAACAGTTTATAAGCCTGATACAGCCGATGTACAAAAAGAATTAATTGTTGGTGACATGACTGGGCAAGATGATAATACAAACAGTAGTACAATGTTTGATTTACTTGCAAACGTAGATGCTCCAATGACACCAGGATTTGACTTATGGTTATTTAATAATAAGTTATATACTTGCGAAGAAAAAGATGTTGAATATGGTAGTATTTTTAATAAACTTGAATCACGTGGTATAACAGTAGAAAGAGATCCTAATAATACAAGTCTTAAAAAGTTTCCTTTTCAAAGTGTACAACGTTTAGGCAATACTGTTTGGGCTGATAGTGAAGAACTAAACGAAAAGCAAATAGAAATATTAAAAAGTATGTTGCCAGAAAGTACAGAATTAATAGTAGAAGAAGATAACGGACAAAATTTCATTAAATGGATCCGTGAAGATTTAATACATTATAGTGGACATGATGAAGATAAAGGCCCACAGGCTTGTTTAGATATACCTAAAGTATACAGTTATGGAATGTCTAGTCAAAAATGGTTACGTGAAACAAAAAATATTACTCAAATGGATACATTTATTAATAGTGCTATTTCTGAAATGTTAAAATTAAACAGTAATAAATGGTGGCTAGATCGTTTTATAGAAACAGGCGACGAAAATATTTTAAAAGAAGTTCAAGCATTTTGTCAATATTGGGCAAACTTTACAATGGGCGTAACACCTTTTGAACAAGACGGCGTTTCCCTTAATAGAGAAACTTATATGACTATGGGAACAGATAAAGATCAAGCTGATGCTTTAAAAGCATTTAATGTAGATTTAATAAGTGTGCCTTTTAGACACAAATATCTATGGGGTCATAGTTTGCGTGGATACATTGCAGACTTAACGAGGATCTAATTGGAAAGACCAACTTACGAAAAATTCTATTTAGACTGTACTGCTAATCCTGCATGGCTTAAACGTATAATAGAAGAACGTAAATTAAGTTTAAATTATCCTAAAGTATGCGAATACGAGCTTAAGATACAAGCCTACGTTGAATGGAGAAGAAAATATGATCAATAGCTGGACAGGTTTTCAACCACTCAAAGAAGTATGGTTAGGAGCACCATGGCCAGCTGGCTGGGAAGAAGTTATATTTACAGATACTAAGGACCAAGAAAACTTACGTAACATAACAAATGTAACAGAAGAACAACTTAATACATTTCAACGTATAATGGAAGACGATGGTATATTAGTGCGTAGACCTTGTATGCCAGGTCCAAAAGAAGTATTTGATAATTGGCAAACACATAAAGACTACTTTGAAGAAATATTTGACAAACATGTTGTTAGTACAGGTAACTTCGAAAAGTTTAAAAAAGAATTAGGATATTATTTTAAAAGAGAAGATCGTAAAAAACATCATGTACCTGAAATGAATCCTAGAGATAATTTTATAGTATACGGACAAACATTGTTTGTTAATTTAAGTTATAACAGAGCAATGGCATGGTGGGGAAATACATTAAACGAATATATTTTAAATGGTTATGACGTTAGATTTATTAACACAGATCATTGGCTGGGCTTAGTTCCTCCTAGTATTGTTAGATTAGGCAAAAAGGTTATTATTGAAGAAGCAGTACATGAAACTCCACAAATAGAAAAGTGCTTAGGCCCTGATACATTTGCTAAAGCATTAAGTATTCAATATAATACAGACGTACATAGAAGCGGATACGTAGATGGTCGACATAGTGACGGACAATTTGCTGTACTTAGACCCGGAACAGCATTAACAAGTAAAAGTAGAACAACTTTATATAAAGATACATTTCCAAATTGGAATTTTATACAACATAAACCAGAGTTTGATAGTTTAACACAAGATGAATTAAAAGAAATAGAAACATTACGATTTGTTAATAAACAAATAGAACATTGGACAGGAAATATATCAGAATCGTTTTTTGACGTAAATTGTTTAGTAAGAGATGAAGGACATGTTTACGTTTCAAACACACCACCAAAACCTTTAGGCAGTGACTATACAGTAATACCTTGGAAGTATAGATGGTTTTGGGATGGTGGACTTCACTGCATAACACTTGATATACATCGAGAAGGCAATCAGGAGAATTATTTTGCAAGTTAAACTAATAAGCTATACTAAACCAGCAGACTTTTTCACAGTACCAACAAGTAGGCATGACGTAGAAAACTGTCAAGACCTTGTTGCTTATTGTGCCAGAGTAAGCAATCCAGCTAATCAAAACAATAAAGAAACAAATGAAAAATTAATAAAATATTTAATTAAACATCAGCATTGGTCACCACTAGAAATGGTTAATGCTTGTTTAGAAATAAACACTACAAGAGATATTGCACACCAAATAGTAAGACATAGAAGTTTTAGTTTCCAAGAGTTTAGTCAACGTTATGCTGATGTAAATGAATTAGGTGATATGTTTGTACATCGTGAAGCTCGTATGCAGGATAAAAAGAATAGACAAAATAGTGTAGACTTGGATGAAAATAATCAAGAAGATGTACGTCTAGCAATGATTTGGAGTAGCTACCAAAACAAAGTAATACAAGAAGCAAAAGATGCCTACAAGTGGGCTATCGAAAACGGGATTGCTAAAGAACAAGCTCGTGTTGTTTTGCCTGAAGGCTTAACCAAAACAAGACTATACATGAATGGTACATTGCGTAGTTGGGTACATTACATTGAATTACGTGGTGGACATGGTACGCAAAAGGAACACATGGAGATTGCTCATGCGTGTGCCAAAGTTATAGCAGAAATATTTCCTTTAGCAAATGAACTCTCATAGACTTGATATTGATCCACGTGTATGGACAGTCGATAGGATAGTTAAACAAGTTGTGTTTCTTGCACAAGACGGAGGTGCAGGTGCAAACTTTTTACAATATCTATTAGGACAGCATACAGGATTCTTTCAGCAGTTTGATAGACATATACCTGAAAATAATGAATATATTAGTAGTATGCCATTATTCAATGCTGAACATGTCATGCAAAAAGCAACATTTGATTATGATGCAAAACGAATTGGAAAATTAGAAGCACATTCCAGTATAATGGCTAAGTGCTTAGATGTATTAAGAAATGATCCTGATAGCGAATATAATCAATGGGATAGAATGTTTGCACAAACACATTGCCCTAATTATATTTTGCAAAATATACTAGATCCTAAACACCAGTTATTAAGTATAGTACCACGTGGTAATAACGACCACGCCTTTTATAGAACATTAGATGTTATTAAACAATGGGAGCATCCTGTACCCGGTATACAAGAATGTTTATTTACATTACGTGATTTAGATATGGACACTAAAGAAAATCGTGCTATGTGCGAAGAATGGATAAGTGCAGGTAAATTAAAAACGCTAGGAGACATATGGATTTTATTAGATATATACGAGAGCAGATGGCAATATTTAGAAAATGAATTTTCTAATGGTCATAATAGTATGCATTTGTTCATTGACAAACCGGTGTGTGACTGCTATAGTATATTATATGATGATTTTTTTATAAAGAGAGAGAAAGCCGCCTATTATATGTTATGCGATTGGTTAAAGATAAACCATAAAATTTCTATATTTTCGGATTTAATAGACAAATATTATGACGCAAATATGGCATTAGTAGACAACCATCAAGAAGTATATGATTGGTTTTTAATTAAAATGGAACAAGAACGGAGTAGACAAACATACCATACAGACAAACTTTGTCATGACGTAGTAGAAATAGAGTTTGATCCAGAGGTATATTATAAAGAGTATGATAAGATTAATTAATATAAAGGAAATGGATATTCTTAAAGAAGATCCAGTTAGACCTAATGTAGATAAAACAGGAAAAGGCAAACAAGTGTACGTTCTAGATGATTTGTCAGCAGTAGTGTGTGTTTGCTATTGTAAAGATGTTCCAACTACAGAAATAGAGTTAGAAGAATATAAAGAAGAATATGGCGATATTGCTGTCGCCTATACAGTATGGAGTAACAAACCAGGAGCAGGTAGAGAAATTATTTTTGAATTACGTGATTTGTTTATAGATGCAGGATCTGTTGATAGATTAATTACAATGAGTCCTAAAACAGAAATGGCAAAAAGGTTCCATGAACGTAACGGAGCAACATTGCTACAAGATAACGCAGAAAGTTATAATTTTGAATACGAACTCAGAAGATAACTATAGTTACAACGAAAAGATTCCAATCGAGGAAAAAATTAAATCTCGTATGGATGAATTACAACATTTTTTTGAATTAGGGGATTATGAAACGTGCGAACAGATAATCCCTACAATAAGTAAGTTTTATAGAGTTCTGTCAGATGACGACAGAGAGTACTTGCAAATGGTACAAAGTGAAGTAGCAGAGGTAGTATGAAAAAAGAAATTAAATCAATTACAATATTAGGTGGTGGGGTGATCGGCTGGTTTACAGCGGCCACAATGAAAAAGAAGCACCCAGAGTTAAGTGTAGAATTAGTAGAGTCTCCGTATGTTCCAATTTTAGGAGTAGGAGAGAGCACCATACCTCAACTCGGCGACATGCTAGAATGGCTGGATGTCGATGAAAAGAAATGGATGCAAGGCACACACAGTATATACAAACTTGGTAATATGTTTGGTGCATGGAACACAGAAAAGCCCATGCCACGTGTGCAAAATCACTGGGACTGTGACATCACTGAACAACAATATTATGCTTTTTCATACACATGGCGTGACAAAGCATTTAAAAATTCTTATTATGGCAGTCTTAAGAAAGATGATTTCTTTTATGATTCAGATAACACATTTGGAATAGATCATAAGAGTTATGATTATTGGCTAGAATTAGTTAGACAGGGCAAATACAAATGGTGGGAAACATCTGATCATGTAACAGAACAATATCAATTGGCTGTCAATAATAAATCACCTTATGATAACAATGGCGATTTTTTATTGGGTGATTGGCATTCGTATGCTTGGCATGTAGATGCTGAACGTTTTCCTTTGATTGTTAGAAATCAAGTTGCGATGCCTCTGGGTGTTAAACACACAGAAGGACACGTTGAACACATTCATAAAGACGAAGATGGTTATGTTACATCATTACAGTTACGTGATGGTAGAACCATTGGCGGCGATTTATTTCTGGATTGCACAGGATTTAATCGTATAATAATGAAAACAATGGAAGAAAAATGGAATGCCATGGAACACTTGCCCACACAATCTGCGTGGGTATGTCCTATTGCATACAATGATCCTAAAACAGAAATGCGACCGTACACACAGTCGTATGCACAAGCAAATGGCTGGAATTTTATTATTACATTATACAGTAGAATGGGTTCTGGTTATATATTTGATAAAAACTCAGAAGACCCAGATTCAGCTCGTGAACGTTTTATACGATATTGGGATGGATACAAAATGCTCAGAGATCCTAAACTTATACAATGGGAGCAGGGTTATTTTGATCAAGCATGGACAAAAAATGTTTGTGGCATTGGCATGGCTCAAGGTTTCATTGATCCAATGGAAGCCAATTCAATATACATTGCACAGAGTGGCATGGAATTGTTGGACAAAGCACTGAACAAATACAAAGGTGGAATCATCACTGATTTTACCAAAAGAGCATATTCAAGACAGGTACAAAAGTTAGAAAATCAGACAGCAGACTTTGTGAGTTTTCATTACACACTTTCAAAACGTAGAGATCATCCACTGTGGCAAAAGTGGGGAGAATATGGATTGGCAAATGATCACATACAAAGGAATTGGGATTGGTATAAGTCACCTAGATCATATCTAGGAAGAAACATTTATTTGGATTATCAATGGGCTCAGCAACACCGTTATTTGGATAGGTGGGACGATGATATTTGCAAACTGAACATAGATCCTGACATTCTACCTCTGGCAGAGATTGATTTCAAATATCTCAAAGAAAAACAAACAGCTATTGCCAAGTATGCACCAAATGTGTATGAATATTCCAGAGACCATTTGTATGACGGTGCTGAACCACATGAGATATTAGAAGACGCTCATCAAATGACAGGTGTTCAACATAAGTATCTAAAGGCATCATGAACTACGTAATTGAATAATGGAAATATACATAGACGGAACCCCGTACCTAGAAAGTGACAACGATCATTTCAGAAGTCACATAATAGAAAAAATAGAAAACATGGAAGTTACTTGTACTACAAGTGGTACAACAGGACATCCTCATTCTGTAACACATTCCCCGGAAGTAATTGAACATATTAGTAAATTTAATGCTGATTGGTTTGGCTTAACAGATAGAAGTAAAATGTTAAGTTTATACAGTACAAGAGGCATAGCATTTACTACAATGAGTTTATATCCTTGTATATTAGCTAATTGTGATTTATATATAGAAACAGATGTATCGCCTCGTTTTATAGATCGTGTGCATGAAATAAGACCTACACACGGATTAATACTTCCTAATATGTGGCGTGTATTACATAAGCACAGGCGTTGGGCCACTTTAGATTTAAGCAGTTATGAACAATGCATTGTTGGAAGTGATTATACTGCTGATGGTTGCTTAGAAGATTTACGTAGCAAAGGTGCTCAAAGTGTTTACAATGTTTATGGTGCAACAGAAGTACCTCCTAATGTATTAATGAGTGAAGTTGCAAACACTTATACATTAGATAGCAATCCAGATTGCGAAGTACATATAGAAGATGGACAAATCATAGCACGTTGGAAAGTACAAGATAGACCTTGGCGTAGTGGAGATTTAGTAGAAGAAACAGATAACGGATATAAGTTAGTAGGCCGTGAATTGAATATGTTTAAAATGGGTGAATGTGGTATACGTGTTTATCCAGAACAAATAGAACGTAAAGTAGTAAGTGCTGGTGCAGATTTAGCATTATGCAGACAAGTAAATGGTTATTGTACAATATACTACACAGGCACATTAAGTAAATCTAAATTAGATTTAGGAGAGATACCTAAAGTTAGATATCATAAAGTACAAGAAATAAAAGTAGATAATAATCTACGAAAAATAGATCGAACACAGGAGTTTAGTGATGGGTCATTTGAAGGAAGCAAAGTTAGCAAGTGGCAGTACTAAAGCTGTCAAAGTTAGCGATTATTTTAAGCACATGTGGTTAGGATTAAAAGAAACAATGTTTTTAGCATACGCAACTTTTGCCGCCTTTGTACATAGCTTTTTTCCGTTCTTATACGGGTTTGATATGATACAATGGCAAATAGATATGTTAAAAAGATTGAATAAAGCACTACCGAATTTAGAGATATGGAAACAAATTAAATTTACTGATGAAGTATAAATTTCATGAACACAGACTTTGGATATCTCCTGATAAACGTGATTGGGTTAAGGGAGCATATTCTCCGCCTGACGATATGTTATCAGATCAAGAAGCTAATTCTATAAAATTACGTACTAGTAATGGTGTATTAAATGCATTAGGACAAGCAATATATTATCAACAAGGTACAACAAATGATGGTGCTCATTTTATTATAGGCGAAGATGGTGCTATTGTACAACATCAATTGCCATTAAAATGTTTAAAAGGCGATCATGATGCTAACACAGTATTAGTAGAATTAATTAACCCAGGTCCGTTACATGAAGATGCAAATGGTATATGGAGAACTTGGTGGGGAGATCCTGTTGAAAACGATTGGATCAGATGCACTAACGATAGAACAGGTTGGGCTTGTGCAAACGGTCAACAGTTACATAGTATTATTGAATTTATAAGTGTAATAAGACGAACATATAAAATAGAAAATATACAATTATTCAATGATGATTGTTTAGTATTAGATTCTCATGTAAAAACAATAATAAACAATCAGCAATGGCAGAAATAAAAAAATTAATTGACAGTTGTGGACGTAAAACTGTACGTGAAATATACGAACAGGTTCAACATTGGCCATGGGAAGATTTATCAATACTTGCAGATGTAATAATGGAGCCTTCTGTTTGGATAACAGGAGATGATGCTATTAGCGATCGTGAACGCATTATGGTTGCCAATGATAAAAGACTTATAAGTGTATTAGCTGGATTAAAGTGTTTTTGGTTACTAGATAAAACTAGTGCAACCGACATACACTTCTTTGACATACGAAAAGATAATTTAGAAATTAAACAACAAATGTTTAATTGGTTGTATAAAGAAAATATAGATCCACGTGAGAAACTGGTTGACCTTAATCCTGAATTTAACTATAATATAAGAGACCCGTTATGGGAACAGATAGGAAAGAGGGACATAAGCGATTGTAATATTACATGGACACTTGTTAACGTAGTACAAGAACCTGAGTATATAGCTAACCTATTAGATATAACTCCAGCAAGTGTTTACCTAAGTAATATATTTGATTATGATAACGATAGTTCACATTTATATGAGGACTTTAGTTTATTACAAAATTCATTACACGACTTTAGGCAACGAGGTGGAAAAGTTTGGATACACAACGAAGACGGTTTCATTGGTTAGGCTGTAGTCATACTACCGGAATGGAACTTACCAATCCTGAAAAAGATAGATATAGTGCATTAACGTCTAATATGTTTAATGCAGAAGAACATAATTATTCGCACAGAGGTGATTGTAATTTTCAAATACTGCAACGTTGTTTAGATAAAATACAAGAACCAGCTGATTTAGTTTTAATACAATGGAGTTTCTTTAGCAGAAACATAACTTTTACAGAACAAGAAAATAGTAAATTAACTTATAGCGATAAGTTTTACAATGCAAGAAATGTACGAGATTATAATTTGAATAATACACTAGTTAGATTGCCAGGAGCAAATTTAGATGATGAAAGTTTTATGCGAGTATGGCGTAGCATAAACAGTTATCCTAGAAATATACTTGAATGGTTAAATTATTATTATGCAGTTGTATTACATTTTGCAAAATTAAATACGCCTTGTATACAATGGTTTGGTTGTGATGTTAAAGGTGGATTATTAAACGAAGAATGGAAATTAGACTACTATTATGATAACGGTAGCTCTCCTATAAAAGGATATACTTTAAATATAGCAAATCATCCAGGTTACAAACATTTTAAAAATAACGAAAATTTTTTAAATAAGCATAGTAATTGGACTTGGGAAGGTATGAAACGTAATTGGGACTTAGGCGAAGGCGGACATTACTTAGAAGATGCTCAAGTTTATTGGGCTAATTATTTAAAACCACACATAGAAAGGAATATGTAAATGGCGGATAAAGAAGATAATACAGGAAAAATGGAGGTCGCAGTAAGAATTCTCGGTAACGAACTTGTTGCACTCAAAATGGTCGTAGATGACTTTAAAATTAAATGGTTAATATATGGAGTAATAACTATAGTGGCACTTGGTTGGGCTATTAGTAGTTTTGGTCCAGCACTTTTCGAAATGGCAGGTAATAGTAATAATGGGTAAGAAAAGAACTAGTAGTGGATACACTTCAAAAGGCGTACATTGTCAAAAACGATCGTATGCATCTAAGGCAAACAGAAGAGAATACAAGACTACCATTGCAAGATTGCACAATCAATACGTTGCATTCACTCGTGGTAAGAATGTAATGCTTACAATAGAAAATCCAAATAAAAACGAAACAAATAAAAGATTTATACGAGTAAATGCTAGAGACGTTTGGAAATCAGCATATAAGTCAAAGTAGTATAAATACCGGCGAGTAGTCAACAACAACTCAAAGCGAGCGACGGGGTAAAGCCGTCAAGCTATAGGAGAAATTTATGGACGCTTTAACACTATGGATGGCAATAGGTTTTCTATTTGCCGCATATTCAGTAATTGCAAATGATTCAGTACAAACGTTGGGTACATGGATCGCATCAAACAACGAAAAATTTAATTGGAAAGTTTTATGGGGAGCCGCATCAGCAGTTCTCCTTTATACTTTGTGGTATGGGTGGTACACAAACGGAGGTGACATCAGTTACGGCCGACTTAACAAAATACCATTCCAAGAAATACAATGGTATCATGCCGCCGCACCAGGCTTGCTATTAATACTAACCAGAATAGGCGTACCGGTGAGTACGTCTTTTTTAGTTTTAAGTGCTTTTGCTAGTACGTTTGTATTGGAAAAAATGCTGGTAAAGTCGATGATGGGTTATGCTGTCGCGGCTGTGGCCGCCTATGTTATTTGGATAGGCGTAACCAAAGTACTTAACGAAGCAAAACCAGTCAATGAACAAAACAAAAGATGGTGGCGTATTGCACAATGGTTTACAACAGGCTTCTTATGGTTCACTTGGTTGTCACATGACATGGCAAACATTGCTGTGTTTTTACCAAGAGAAATACCATGGGATCTAATGATAATGGTAAGTGCAGTATTTGTATTTGGTTTAGGTTATATATTTTATACTGGTGGTGGTAAGATACAACAAATTGTATTGGAAAAACACAACACTAGATATGTTAGATCAGCAACAATAATTGACTGTGTATATTTTGTAATACTGTTCTTCTTTAAAGAACTAAATGATATTCCGATGTCAACAACTTGGGTGTTCGTAGGACTACTATGTGGACGAGAACTTGCTATGGCAACAGTCACAGGCAAGGAAAAGTTTAAAACAGTATTTCCTTTGATTACCAAAGACTTTATAAAAATGATGATAGGATTGGGTGCGTCAGTAGGCGTTGTGCTTTCCATACATTATATAATAGTTCCTAACGGATTATAATATAAATACAAAAGTTAAATCATAAAGGATATTTTATGAAAATACTATCGGGCAATGCCAACCCTGAACTGGCTATAGAGATTGCCAAACATTGTTTTGTTGATCTCACCCCTTGCAATATCTCAACATTCGCTGACGGTGAAACCAACGTTGAATTTCATGAAAACATCAGAGGAGAAGATGTTTTTATTGTGCAAAGCACTTCAACACCTGTAAATGATCATTTAATGGAATTAATGATAATGATTGATGCCGCTCGTAGATCTAGTGCAACTAGAATCACTGCGGTGTTGCCCTACTTTGGTTATGCAAGACAGGATCGTAAATCAGCATCAAGAACACCCATAACTGCCAAACTTGTTGCCAATCTACTAACCACTGCTGGAGCAGATAGAATACTCACAATGGACTTACATGCTGGTCAAATACAAGGATTTTTTGATATTCCTGTGGACGATTTAACCAGCAGGCCAGTCTTTCAAAAAGATATCAGACGCAATGTTGATATCAATGAAAACAATGGTATTATATTTGTATCGCCAGATGCAGGTGGTGTTGTACGAGCAAGAAAGTTTGCAGAACTGTACAATTCAAACTATGCCATTGTTGACAAACGTCGACCCAAAGCTGGAGTATCTGAAGTAATGAATGTTATCGGTGATGTTACCAATCAACATGCAATACTGGTGGATGACATTGTAGACTCAGGTGGTACACTATGTCAGGCCGCAAAAGCAATCATGGAGTCAGGTGCTTTGAGTGTACGAGCATACATCACACATGGTGTACTGTCTGGTGAAGCATGTGAAAAAGTTGAATCTTCAATACTGGAAGAAATGGTTATCACAAACTCAATACTGGATCATTGTCCTGACTCATGCAAGAAAACCAGACAGGTAAGTGTGGGCACTCTGTTTGGTGAAGCCATGCGTAGAATACACAACGAAGAGTCAGTGAGCAGTCTTTTTGACAGTTGACATCTTGAACAAAATCAGCTATACTATATAAAACTTTATAGGAGTTAAATATGAGTATGCATCTTGTTGGTCCTTATATGACCACTACAAACTACAAAAAACGTAAGCAAAAACGGTTAAATAAAAAAGACCAAGAAGCACAACGACATCACGACAAGTGGTTACGAAAGATGGGTGTACACCCTTCGCAGTTGGCAGAGAAGAAACAAGATGAGCGAAATAGGAATATTAGAAATACTCTTTATAATGTCCCTGATTATCGCTCTAGTGGTAATAATATCCCTACTAGCGATGTTGTGGCTGGATCCGGATTGAAAAAAGAAACCCAAAAATATACAGGAACATTAATTAAAGGTATTGCTACAATGCATAAAAGTAATGCCGTTCCTATTACTGATAAAAAACAAGCAATAGAAGTATCACAAATGAGGAGAAGCTAATTCGTGTATGATTTACATGGATATACGTTACATAGTGCTTGGGAATTATTCCGTTCAGTAACAACTATGGAATATCGTGCGAAACAAACAAAATCCGTGACATTTATTACTGGTCAGGGTAAAATAATGTTGGAGTTTCCAACGTGGGCTAACAATCATGAACATGTTAAAGATTTTAAACAAGATCCTAGAAACCCAGGAAGGTTTATAGTTAAATTAAAAAAGAGGCCAATAATATGAAAGTAGCAATAGCAAGTGACCATGCTGGTTTTAAATTTAAAACTAAAATCAGTAAATGGCTAGAAGAACAAGGACACAATGTTAGAGACTTTGGTCCAGAGAACGAGGATAGTGTAGATTATCCAGAGTTTGCTCACACAGTCTGTGAAGCAATAGAACAGGGTGGCACTCAAATGGGTGTATTAATATGTGGCACCGGTATAGGCATGAGCATGGCGGCAAACAGACACAAGGGCATAAGAGCGGCCTTGTGCAAAGATGGCGGAACTGCTGAAATGACTCGTAAACATAATGATGCTAATGTATTATGTATAGGTGCTAGGAATACAAACCCAGCTATATTACATGATTTATTAGGTGCGTTCTTTAATACAGAGTTTGAAGGCGGTAGACACGAAAAAAGAATAGAAAAAATATGAAAAGTTTAGAAAGCAGTCGTTTTAAAAGTTATGGAGGTCAGGAGAATCCACCTAATCAAGCAGATTCTACACTTTCCTCTCCAGACTCTCCAGATGGTAATAATATCGCCATGTCCGGAGATCCAAATAAAGGAAAAAAACAAAAAGGTGGATTTTTTAAACGTTATCCAACCATTGAATCTCTTTTTCCTGAACCAGACACTTATATTTTAGTAGGTGGTTGCTCTATGACTGCTGGTGCTGAAATGTGGGACTGGGCAGGTAGTGGTGAATATTTGCAATGTGAATTTTCTGACTCAACATGGCCTGAACGCATTAGAGAATTTAGACATCCAGATAAAACTGTTTTTAATTCAGCACAGAGTGGCATTGCCAATCAACACATAGCAAGACGTATGTTATATTGGTTGCGTAAATCACGACCTACGGCGGCCTATGTGATGTGGACTAGCATACAAAGAGTACATTTTAGAAACCATAGTGCTATTGTTGCAAATAACGCTCAAATAGGGTCGAATCCCTCCGGAAAGTTTTGTGATCAAATTTGGTATCCGTCATCAACTGCTGGCATGATACTAGAAGCAGAACAACCAGAAAACAAAGGCAAAAATACAGCTGGTCAATTGAGACAGCAAATGATAAAAGAGTCTGGCGGTGGAGAAGACTATGAAAATGTGCTTAATTTATTTGGAACTTTAGAACATCATCATATGCAGTTGAAGTTTTTACATGATGATTTATATTGGCGTGATTATCTAAGACAGTACTGTAAAGCAGAAGGAATACCACTGTATGAAACTTCTGCATGGAGCCATATTGATGCTTGGTGTATTATGCTTGGTGAAGAATACCAAGGTGGCCAACCAGTAACTGGAGCATATATTAATTATAATGAACAACACAAATCGGATCCATATCTTGATGTTCTAATGCATAATGAGTATATACATGCTGAAAAAGTTTTTCAGGTTGATGGTGGAAGATATAGAGCAGGTAGTGATAATGAATATTTGAAAATTGGTTTTGCAGATTGGTGGAGATGGGTAAAAGATGGAGAACATCACCCGGGCACTCATCCAGTAGCACAAGCACATACAGAATGGGCGGAGTTATGGTGTAAATGGTTACAGTAAAAACAGTATTACAAAGCAAACCTATTGGTGCTTTTATATATCAAATTATGTATAATAAGGAAATACCTTTTTATGTTGGTATGAGTCTTAGAGATGTACAAGCACGATTTAAAACACATATGGCAAAGTTTTATGGTGATAAAAAGTATCCGGATAGAGATAACTGTCATGAAGTAGTAACAGAACATCAGGATCTACGTTTTAAATGTGTAGGTAGACAAACACATGGTTATAGAACAATACGTGAAGTCTTTCGTAAACACGATATAGACTTTGACTTCTTTAATGCAGAAGTAAAACTAATACAATTAAGTGCAAAGCCTTTAGATGATTATGGCACAGATCTATTAAAAGACAAGTATATGCCACTAACAAATAAATTTGAAATAGAACGTATGGAAACAGACATTATTGCACAGACTATTCCTTTAGCTAATGATGAAAGTGTACATTTAGCAGAAAAAAGATTAGAAAAAGTGTAAAAAGATGCATTTTTCGGTTGACTTTGAGAGCAAGATGTCTTATTATATATGTATAGTTAGAAACAAGAGAGAGAAAAATTAAATGGCATATATTAACAAAGAAGACGTTACTGCAATTAGAAACGAACTTAAAGCTACGTTTCCAAAGTTTACTTTTGGTGTTAGAAAAATGCATGGTGGTTCAAACGGTGTTGATGTTACTATCAAAGCTGGACCAACAGGCTTTAGCGATTG